AGAGGTGATATTCAAGGTGTTGTACCAATTGTCGAGTTGAAGGATCTCCGACGTTCTATTATCGGAATCGCCGACTTAACAACCAGTGTATTTCACGACCTTATCACCATTAAGAAAACAAAAGGCAGAAGTGCCTTAAAATGGGCTTCGAATGCCTGGCTGTCATTTTCTTTCGGCGTTAAACCGTTGATGAATGACGTGTCAGACATGGCCACTTCTATCCAAGATTACATGGATAGAAAGGACCATCGAACCCGTTTGACAGGCAAAGCGAATAAGAAATGGATGTCACAGGGTTTCACCGGTGGCATCACTGGTATGAGAGCTTCTCCTATGAAGTGTTATACGGAGAAATATCATACTCTTTCTTATAAGTATATTGGTGCTTTCGACATTGCTGTCGAGAGTGCCAACAACTATGGAATTGCTAAGCACCTGCACTTTGGGTTTGAAAGTCTCCCGAGTGTTGCTTGGGAGTTACTTCCTTACTCTTGGGCAGTTGATTACTTTTCCACCGTTGGTGCCTTTCTAGACGATACTTTTGTGATACCTGACGGTTCACTTAAATATCTTGTCCTAGATCGGAAATATACTATGGATGCAAATATATACCATACCCATGGCCCCAAAACTTCTGGCGCTACTTTGTCAGAGGTTGTAAGGCCTGGTAAGGTATTTTATTGGCATTTTTCGCGTACTTCTCTGTCTTCCCTCCCCTATGTTGGTCTGAGGTTTAAAACCATGGACCGCGTAGGGAAAAATGCACTTAATAAAGTGCTTAACCTGGGAGCTGTTCTGATACAAGGGTTACCAAGGTGGTAATCCGATTCAGTTCATCTCTTGTTCTAAAGGAGATTCTTGTTATGGATCCGTCTCTAGAACGTGTGACTTTGATTAGCGAGTTTCATAGCTTTTCAAGAATCCTCACTGATCGTGGACTCGACTACGTCGAGAAAACGTCGGAGGAACTTGATGTTATGAAGCTTTCTGATTTAAGGTCACTCGTACATACGATGCGGGACGTGGCACGTACTCCTCAATAAGGAGACATTCATGTCTTTTGCACCTGGTACGCCTGTTACGGGCGCGGCGGTAACGGGTCTTACGACCCCTACCTATACACTCACCACTGATGTGGCCCCTAGCATTAACGGTAAGCAATATGCTGTTACTGCTTTGGGAGGTACACAGACCGGTGTGGATGTGAATACTGTTAGTAAACCTTTCAGTATCACATTCTTCCGTCCTATGAACCTTCGAGTGTTACCGCAAGCTAATCCCGTCACTGGGGTTATTAAGAATGTGCCTCTTAACTCTTACAAGTTGATTACTCGTAAGGGCGTGGCACCTGCTGCCAATCAGAATCCGATTACGGCTAGAATTACTACCATAATCGACGTTCCGGCTGGCTCCGACACGTATGAACCGGAAGATCTCAGAGCTATGATCTCTGCTCACTTTGGTGTGGGCTGGGCTCAAGCTAGTGGGATTGCCGATACAATCTTGTCGGGCATCATCTAATGCCAAACCCATTCCGGGGATGGACAGAGAGAACTCTAATGAACGTCTCGCTAGTAATAGCTTTGACGATCATTCTGGGTTCTCTAGGTTTCTCTTTGATATTTGGAGTACTTCGGTTGGTTACGAAGTTATCCACTTAGCATAGAGATCATAGATGAATTCTTATTTAACCTTGGGTCGGGGTTTTAACTCTGCCCTTCATTTGGAGATGTCCAATGAGCAGGATTACTTCCTTAAGTGAAGGTAGGCTTGATGCTATCTTCGAAACACTGCAAGGAGAGCTAGAGTCTTTTCCTTCGCGTTCACCTTCACAGGTGTTTGCTAGGGATCGACTCGTACAACGCATGCGAAAGCGTGCGGTCTACGTTGACCCGGAACTCTCTTCAAAAGCTATCGAAACATTCCTAAATAATAATAGGTCTGTCAGATCGCCCATGATAGAGCCAAAGGTTCTCGCTAATGCTCGGTATTACATAACTGTAATGCTCGAGCGATACACGAGTACTTTTGATGAAGAGGCTATACAAACACCTCTTAGTCCGGCATACTTGTTTGATCACTGGCGGTTTGGCCCAGGCTCCAGTAATGGGGTAACTGGTACTCATACCGCTGAGAAAATCATTCAAAGTATGACTTGTACGCTCTGTTGCGTTCCCTATGTTCGTTCGCTACGTTTTTGTAATCCATATTTTCGACTCTTTGATGAGTCTAATGAAAATTGTGGATACACTGTAGTTGAGGGATCGCGTCTTGCTACCGTACCCAAAAATCAGGATACGGAACGCACTATAGCGGTGGAACCTTCTGGTAATATGGCCATGCAGCTTGCTGCAGGGTCATACCTAGAGGGTGTACTTCGCTATATCGGTCTAGACATATCGGAGCAACAACCTAAGAATAAGGCTGCTGCAAAACGTGGTTCTGAAGAAGATAGTTTAGCTACTATCGACCTCAGTTCTGCGTCAGATATGATTAGTATCGATTTGGTGCGACAGCTCTTCCCACGAGACTG